CAACCACCGAGAGGTAGCTATGAAGATGTCAGCAAATCCAAATGAAGTGGGCTCAATTTTGTACATTGTTGAGCAAGCCCTTGTGAATGAAAAGATTAAATTGGAAAATCTGACGCAATCGTACCAACAGCAACAGTCTGCCTACTGCAATGTGTTTTTGCCAAATTTCAACGTAGCAGGACGACTCACTCAAGCAATGGATCGGATCAGACAGAATGTAGCAGTGCTTCAACACCAGAAGACAGCTCTTGAAAAAGCTGTTGTCACATATGACTACACAAAACTTGTTGAACTGCTTGATGAAAATCCAAGCATAGCATCCCATGTTTCATACCAAGCTGGTCCATCGCAATTTGTGGACGACTACATACTCCAAAAGAGAAACTATGGATGGATGCCATACTTAGCTTTGGGAACTGCTTGCACACTGGCCGGAACAGCTTTGGTTATGATGTATTACAGACGCATGAAGCATCGGGTGAAGTATGAAGGTAAAGCAGCACGAAATCAGCAAGCAAAGAGGCAGGCAGCACGCGACAGAAAAATGGACCGAGGCAGTGAGTACACATACTATGATGGTGGTGACACATTGTATGATGGGGTGCAGGAGTATACAAACAATTCGCCTGATTGGACAGATCGCATTAGGAAGAAAACGCAAGAACACACGATGCAATTTGGAAGGGAAGTCCCCCAGAGCGAGAAGCAGAGAGACCACGTGTTCTGGCACTTCTATGGCTTTGATCCTAAGATGTACGACACGGTGGAATTCAAGGATATCACTGCAAACTTCTCGGTGCACCAAGATGCAAAGTCAATGGATCTACAGAAAGCATTTTCTGAGATGGTTGACAATAGATGGAATGATGAGGACTTCTGGGATGAAAAGCAGCCCAAGCAGATCATGGCGTACTTCCGCAAAGGCGATAGGGTCCGCGAAGTTCCAATGGCGCCACACAAACCAAACCAAGTCAACAAGCGCAGCCTCCCAGTAGGCTATGCTGCACACAGAGGAGAGTGGCGACAGTCAAAGCCATCAGTAGAGAGGGAAGTGTCATATGAGAATAAGTCGCTATACGAAGGAGCAAGGTCCCTGAATCACATCCACCAAAACCAAGTGATTCTCGTGGAAGATAATCAACAGCTTAATGGGCTAATTGTTGGAAACATTCTGCTGGCTCCATTCCACTTTACGCGCGGCATGCGTGATAGAGAGGAAAAGGAAGCACGAATGCTAACACAATTTGGCACATATAATCTTGGCAAACTCACAGACAAGCATGTCACAAAATTCACGATGTTAGACTTGGTTGCACTCACCTTACCACCAACGTTTCAAGCAAGGCGAAAGCTCAAATGCTTCCGAATACCAGTGGAAGGAGAACGTGCAATTTTAGTGACTATGCACTTTGACAAGACAGGATGGGTAGGGAAGCAATCAGCGGAGACACCAATTACACCATATGGCGACCGACACGATGGACTTTGGAAACACCGCGTCACAACAGCTCCAGGGGATTGTGGTAGCACCATTGTAGCAGTCTCAGATTTGAAAATTGTTGGATTTCACAACTTAGGAGGCAAAGGCGAAAACTACTTCACACCTATCACCGAGGAAATCATGAATTTTCTGAGTGACAAGTCAGTCGAACCACTGGTGCCTTGGAAATTCTCAGAAGAGCAAGTGGATTTGTGTGGGCTAATTGAAGCCAATGGCGCCGACAAATTCCCTTTTGCCAAGACTATCAGTGAATTGGTTAATTGGCAAAGTCTCCAAATGCCAAAGTATTGTGGTGAGAATTTCAAGGCAATTGCTTATGCACCAAATAGAATGTCAAAGCGCCATGTGGTGACAGGGAGGAGACCTGAGTTCATCGGGTTCCTGGATTCACACCCAAAGTGGAAAGCAACCGTTGCTCGCCACTTAGGGGAGTTTCAACCCTCCGTGCTAACACATGAGGCTTACTATAAGGATGTGCTAAAGTACAACAA